GTGAGTGCTGCATCGTGAGGCAATGGTTTATGTATACCAAATTGATTAGGCTCCCACAAATGAAACCTGCACAATCTACCCAGCAACGTTCTAACTTTACCACGGTCTTGCGCTCTTGCCATGACACTATCCATCAATTGTTTTACAAATGGTACACGTGAATGATATTGTCTAAACAATGCATCTGCTTTTTCTTTATTGACACCAAGTTCTGCCTGTAATTTATTTTTACCCATACCATAGAACAAACCAAGGTTTATTGTCTTAGCTTGTTCTCTTGGTATCTCTGCCATCTCAGCTACAATTTTGTGAAAGTCAGCATCGCCTTCGTTGTATGCATCTAATACATCACCGACTGAATACATATTTTGTAATGCAGCGTAGTGCACAACTAATCTAGGTTCTTGTTGACTGTAATCAAACACACCCCACGTACAATTTTCTTCAGGTATAAATAAAGATCTAATCATAGGTCCTAGTTCTTTATTACGTGCAGGTATCTGTTGTAGGTTAGGATTAGCGTAACTGAATCTACCAGTTACAGTTCCACCTTGATCAGACCTGAGTTGATTGATCTCAGCGTGTATTCTACCATTGTGTGAATGTTTTATTATGGTATCTATAAAAGTCGTATGTGCTTTATTTATTTCCCTTGCACGTGCAATATGTTTAACAACAGGATGTGGGTGATTCTGTAAAAAATTTTTAGTAAATGATGGAGCATTTGTTTTTTCAGTTCGGTCAAATGGTAGGCCAAGTTTTTCAAAGACTTGCGCAATCGATCGAGCAGCCCATATTTGGGTATCTACTCCAGTTTCTGTTTTTACTTTTTGCAAGCAGTCTTTTTCTTCTGATGATAATTTTTCTTTCAACAGGTGAGCTTGTTCGATATCTACGCGCACACCTAAAAATCTCATGTCGACGAGGCAAGGAAACAAATCGGTTTCTAATTTAAATATATCTTCTATGTCTTGTGCATAGATTTCTTTTTTCATCTCCTCCCATAATTCCAGGGTAAGTTCTGCATCTCTCTCAGCATACTCGCCAACGTACATTGCAGGCAGTTTATACATCTCAGACTTAGCATCTATACCCCATTCTTTGGCTGTTTCGGTCAAAATAGCCTCATTTTTGCCTTTTCCGAGGTAATCCCGACCCAAACTACCTAAATCGTAACGAAAGCGATTCTCGTCCACGAGAGAGCCAGCAATCATGGTATCTACGATATCTCCTGCTATTTTTAGCCCTGCAGCCCTAATAAAGCATACATCATACATGGCATTGTGAAATATCTTCCTAGAGGGTAAACTAAGAATGGTTCTAAAGTAGTTTAATACTTTCTCCTCATCCATGTTACCACCGCCTTCATGTGCGATAGGATAATATGCAGACCAATCTTTTACAGCTAAAGCTATACCAACTATTCTACCTTTACCTGTAACAGATCCTGAGCCCATAGTTTTAAGTTCTGGATCTTTTGTTTCCAAGTCAATTGCAATCTCATCATACTTAGATAAATCCTTGAACTCTTCTGGCGGTGTCCATTCTACCTGTGGACTAAACATGGGCTTCTGTATCACTTAGTATCTCTCATTTTTTTTAATTCTAGCTGACAATAATGTATTATCTTTTTTATGTCCTCTGCGCCACCTTTTCTTTGATATCTGCAAACGTATTTCACAACGTTTCCTTGAAAAAAAGACAAATTGTTTTTAGAAATAAACTCGTATGGTTGAATAGGGAACTTGGTGTAGTGATTCCCTCCTACCTGAGTATATTGTGGAAACGCCTCGTCTAGTATATTTTTGTCTGTCATAAATTATATCCTTTGTATTTTTGTTTTGGTTCAACAATGTGTAGATGTTCCTTGGTCCTTGTTGCGCCAACATAGAACAATCTATTCTCGTCGTCTGGATTTTGTTCGTATGATTTCATTGTGTTTAAACTTAAATCTGTAAGCAACACAACATTCTCACACTCACCACCCTTTGCACCATGTATTGTAGATAAAGTTATTCGTGGTGCTTCGTTTAACTTCTCTCCGTTCTTTCTCATCTTTCTTAAATATTGTACATCTCTTTTTGGTGCTGCATCAAATGCTTCAAACCATACGTCATCTGTTTTCAAACCATAATATTCTTTTAACATTGCTATGTCATACATACTATCTTTAATCATACTTTTTAATTTGTTTTTATCTACACTCATGTAGCTATATATTCTCTCTACTTGATCGTAAGTTAGTGGTTGACCTTTTCTAAGATTCTCCCAATCTATTGCTGCAAGATGCAGTGTGTGTTCTCTTTGTTTTCTAAATTTATTTTGATAGTAATAACCTTTTAAATATAAATCTTCTTCCAGGTTATCTAACATGTATTTAGTTCTAGCTAACACCAACCACTCACCTGAAGACATGTTTATTTCTTCAAAATTATAGTATCTAGATAGTGATCCTTGGTGTGTCTTTGGTTGCCAAGTTTTATCTATCCTTGTTTTAATTTTATTTATTATACCCATAGCTAACCCATGCACCCTCGCAGGAATCCTGTAAGATTGCTGCAAAGATAGCATTTGTCCTTCCTGTGCTATGAAAGAATCTACGTCCGCTCCTGCCCATCTAAATATTGCTTGATCGTCGTCACCTGCAATAAAAGAATCTGTTGTCTTCTGCCAAATAGTTTTAGCCATATGCCATTGCATCTTAGATAAGTCTTGTGCTTCATCTATAAATACAACATCAAACTTCGGTACAGCGGCATCTGATTTTGTAAAATTCATAATCATGTCATTAAAATCTATTAGGTTATATTCTTTTTTATATCTTTCTAACTCTGATGCTATAATTTTTAATTTTTTTAATTCTAATTCTTGGTTATGTTCTTCTAAATTATATTGTTGCTCTGGCGTAATCTCTCTTAATTTAGCAAGATTAATTACACGCAAGTATTCACTATCTGTTGTAAAGAAACCGTTGTAATCGTTTTCATACTCTGCATAGTTTATATCTTCTTTTATTCTTTTACCAAAGTCCTGATAATGTCTACGCTGCATTACATCTTCTTTCTTTATACCCAATCTTCTAAAAGCCAGAGAGTGTAGTGTTCTAAAATATGGTAGGTCATCTTCTGTTAAATTAAATTTTTTTACAGCTCTGTCTCTTGCTTCGTATGCAGCTTTTTGTGTAAATGCAAAGTATCCTACTTTATCAGGATCTGTTTGTTTTAAATAGTCATCTACTTTGTTTAACAAAGTTGTAGTCTTTCCAGTTCCAGGTGGTCCTAATACTATTGTTTTCATTAGTAAGGTGAGTCCTCTTTTAGTTTCTTTTGTTTGTATTCTTCATCTTTAGCTTCAAATTCTTTTACTACATACACAGATAGTTTATTTTTTCCTATTCTCTTATCTTCACAACCACATTTTTCTCTTAACATCTCTGCTGTTCTTGAATATCCAAGATCCCATCTTCTTCTCATTAAATGATTGTGATAAAATTTGTCAAATACAAAATGATGATAACCGTTGTTTGTCCAAGTACCACCCCGTGGTAGATCTTCTTTTGAATCTACCGACACTCTGTTCAAACAATATTCTTGTAAGTGATTCTGCAATTGATCCTCTGTACGTAATCCTTCTGCAGGTTCTGTTATCTCTGCATTGTTTAATAATTGATTAGTTACAGCAACCCAATCTTTTTCTTTTAGTGTAGGTGGTCTAAACTTTAATTGCACCATGCAAGACTCTTGAAACAAACTTTGTTGTCTTAAATGTTTAACACTTTCTAATTTCAATCTTTGTCCATCTACATTCATGTAATAGTAGGGATCTTCTAAATCTATCACTTGCAGGTCAGTCAAGTTAGGAAACATTATCTCTTGTCCTATTCCAAACTTTCTACTTCTACACAATGTCTTGTCACAAAGACTACACATTGGTTCATCTTTACATTTGTAGCCCCACTCTTTTTTATCGTGTTGCTTTGTAATTATATCTACCTCTGTATCTGATAATGGTTTGTCCATCGCAGTTTCGTTAAACACAACTACTTTTGATTTCCAATTATCTGGCCATTTATTTTTTGCATACACACCATAATGAAACAGTGCATTGTTACGTCCGCCTTCACCGACTTTGTTTTGTGCCATAAGTTCTATACAAGGTGGTCCATCAGAGTATGGAGTCTCTGGTCTTTTAATTTGTAATTCTTCTAGTTGTTGTGGTGTAATTTTTTTATCGTCATACAATTCGACAAAACCTTTTAAGTTAACAGCTTTACCAAAACTATCAAAGGCATATCTTGTTGTATCATC